CTATTTCAGCCTGCGTAAGTTGTGGAGGCCCAATATATAGTTCATCAAAGTTTTGGTTAATCTTGTTAAACGCTGTGCGTAGGTTATCACCCGTTCTATCGTTTGCGCTAGATCCAATGTTTACTGTTAGTTTTGCCATCTTACGCTCCCGTTCCGCCGTTCAATGTCTTAACAAGTGTAGCCAATCTATCAATAGCAGCACCTACTGTAGTCGGAGCATCTCCATCCCAATCTCCAGGAGTGGTTGCATCGTATGCTAGTGTGCCGTCAACTCCATTTACTAATAGTGTCGAGTTGTCAGCAAATACTGATCCTATAACATCACCTATGTGCGTGCCTCTTAATACGCCGTCAACCGCATCAACCAACTGAGTCGAATCATCTGCAAACACTGATCCAGTCATGTCACCTGTGTGATACCCTGTAAGGTTGCCTGTAACTCCGCCTGATGCTACAATATTTCTGTTTGCATTAATTGTGTATCCAGCACCTGCTGTTAAATCTAAATTGGCTGACGCAACAATCTGTATAGGTCCTGGACCAGTAGAGCCACCATTTGTAATAGTAAGGTAACTGTCATATGCTGCCATCCAAGTTTGGCCTCTCAATGTGCCCCAAAGTTCATCTGCATAAACTTTGTTTTCTACAGCATCAACTATCTTGGTTGAATCATCTCCAAACACTGAACCTTTAACATCACCTGTATGGTATCCTGTGCTGTTTCCTGTTAGATCGCCTGTAACATTACCTGTAACATTACCTGTAACATCTCCTGTTAAAGTTCCAAAGAATCCACCACTTGCATATATTTCATTCTCAACTGCATCGACCATCTTGGTTGAATCATCTGAAAACACACTACCAGTAATATCAGCAACGCCACTAAATCCAATTGTCATAGTTTGTGTGCCAGCATCACCAGTAATAGTTGTTGCATAACCTGCGTCAACAGTTAAAGTTCCAGCCACACTAGGTGCAGATAATATTGTGCCATCGATATCTACATTTCTATATGCATTACCAGCCGCAGCAGCATTTGTAATTGTAACAATACCAGTTGCATCATCAGTAAACACAGTTAGTGCTGCTGATCCTGCCTCCACTGCTAGTACACCAGTATTTGTAATTTTTACATTATCGCCAGTGGTTGCATTTACATTAACACCAGCACCTTCTGTTCTTCCGCTGGGCAATGCTGTTACATTTTGTAAACTTCTTACTCCAGTGTTTGTAACAGTAACATTTCCTGTTGCTGAACTTACACTAATTCCTGATCCTGCAATATTGCTTAATACACCTGTGTTGGTAAATGTAATACTTTCAGCACCACTGTCAGCACTCATACTAAAACCATTACCGCTTAATAGATTAAGTGTGTCTACAAAATTGTCTGCTATAATTCTTTCTGAATTATCAATTTGTACACTCTTGAAGAATGTATTATCTGGATTAATAATTAAGTTACCGTTAACTGTTGAGTTTAGTGGTAAATCAATAACACCATCGGATCCTTTAATCTGTGCTGTTCCTAACCATACTCCGTTTAGTTCCATTCCCGGTGTTGTTGAGTATTCTGAAAGATATAATCTTTGCCATGCTGTCGATGCACTTCCTAAATTAAATTCGTCAGTTCTTGCAGGTGAAACATTCGATGTCATTTTTTCAAAATCAATATCAGAAAACTCATTTAGCGCCTGTATTTTTCCTGCATTAGGACTAGCCCATGCATCGTATGCACTTCCATCTACAGGAGTAGTAAGTGCTTCGTCGGTATATAATTCTATTGTATCTAATCTCGTGGTCTTTATAAAGTAGGTGTTTCCATCAAGTTGAGATATTTCTGTTTGGAAAACAGTTACTCTATCACCCGAAGTAAGCGTATGGTCATCTACTGTTGTAATTACAATTGGATTACCTAATGTAATAGTTTCAATACCTCTGGCTGCTTTTCTACCTACAGTAGCAGCAATAACAGTAAAGTTTTCATTGATACCATCAAAGGCTTCACGCATTCTACTCCAAAGTAAAGGAGCATTGCCAAGATCTATATTATTTTTATATGCCATTATGATCTCCCTACCGCTATTTCAATAGTTCCTATATGATCGCTATCGTAATCTTCAATTGCCTTACCAACAATTGTTCCTACCTTAGGATCATCACTTACCGTTGCAACACCGTGTATACCTGCTGTTACTAGTATGTCACCCTTTTTAATCTTTCCAACTACCTTACATGGAACTCTACCAACAAGTGCTACTAGGTTCTTGTGTCCTGGACATGCAGTATACATTACATATGCAGCAGTATTTGATACTACTCCAGCAATGCGCTTGTCCATGTGTGTGTTTGAAGAAGTAACTTCCTTGTCACCACCAAATACTAACACGGTTCCAACCTCATATTCCTTGTCACCCTCATAGTATTCCGCAACGTCTGCTGAGTATGTCGCTTCAAATCTTGATTCGTTTGGACTGCTACCAGTTAGCGTCCATCTACCAGTTACGGTTCCAGCAGTAGTATTTCCGCCAGTTGTCAATGCAGTAGTTGTTACCTGTGAAGCAGTAACAGGAGCAAGTCCAATTCCGCTCTGTGGTCTAAAGATATGTGTATCATTGTCGTAATAGTTAATGTTATCACTAGCCAGTGTTCCGTATTGTAGGAATATACCACCATTACCACCGTAAGTATATAATCTAATAAACCCACTTGAGCCGCCTAGTGATCCAGTGTCAATGGCATCCTTAGTATCAATTTGTAGTTTTTGTAAATCTGCTACCCTGCCACCGAAGTCACCGTTTGTATCTCTAACAATTAATTTGCTAACTTCAGGGGTTCCGCTTGATCCAGAAGCCATTTCAACCATACCGTAATCAGCATCTGACGTGTTGCTTCCTGCATTTACTCTGCGTAGGAATCCAGTTCCGCTATATTGATTTTTCTTGATCGATCCACCACTATCAACAACGGTAGTGAATAAAACATCACTGGCATTTGCCGCAGCGAGTCCGCTGTTACCTAGTACTGACTTAGCAGCAATTTGTGCCAGTGCAGTTTTAGGAACACCATTTGCTTTCAGTTGAACCCATCCATCAACCACTGTAAACTGTGCTGTGTCAAAACTTGCAAGTCCACTGCGTGCTTGTTTATCTCTAGCAGTTCCTGTTGGTGCTGCCGCATCAGCAGTTGTTAACTGCATTAATAGTTTACTCTGTGCAACATCTGCATTTGTGTTTACGTCAGCATCTAAAATTACGTCTGGTTCAATCTGTGCATCAATAGTGTTTGCTGTCGAATCAATGTTTAGTGTAATGTCGCCAACTACTTCTGCGTTAACTGCTTCTCTATCAACACCTGTGAATACAAGCAATTGATTAGCAGCCAAATCTGTAAATGTAAAGTTCTGTAGATTATCAAAAGTCAAACTTCTAAGGTTTAAAGCATCTAGCGGATTAACAGCATCAGCAACATTAACAATCTTATGTTGATTCATATCCATGTCTGCCTTCATGGCTAATTGACCGTCCAATGCCATAAAGCCGCCGCTGATTGGCGGAATTAAGTTTGAAGTTGGAGCAACTACCGCTCCACTGTGCGTAAGACCTAATCGCCTTTCAATATATAATCTGGCTGCATTCTCTGTAGGAACTGTGTCAACAGCATTATCACTAAAGCCAGAGTCTGTTGAGAATTCACTAATAGGAACACCACGCTTAAATCCAATACCATCCAAGTTACTCAATGCAATCGCTGCGGAGAATGTTACTCGTCCTGTTCCTTGGTCAACCCTAAAGTAAGGTCCAACGTTAAAGTTACCAAATTGGTCACTGGTTACATAAAACACACGTCCCACTGAACGTTCTTCAGTTTCGTTACTTGGATTAACAGCATTTACCGCTGGCCCAAAAATTTCATTTGGATAGTTAGTATCTGCATATGATCCTGTACCAATCTCTAGTAAGTCATGTGATGTAACACGAGTCAATGAAATCCTAATAGTTAGATTGCCGTTAGCATTTATTGTTCTAATAGGAACATGTGATTTAATTGTATACGTTCCGTCATACTGTATTAATGAATCTTCTAATGGTCTATCTAACGTAATTCTTGCGTATGCTTCAGCAAGATCATCTTCTGATTCGTACGCATCAATCACATATCTTTCACCGTTAAACCATACAATACTGTCTTTAACTCTACCTCTTTCCTGAGGAGCAACTGGAACCACGGCTATTTGTGTATCGCCGGCTCTACCAGTTACAGGACCATACACAGCAGTTCCTGAAGCACTTCCACTAAACGCAATTTCTAAAGATGAAGCAAGTGACGGTGGTGTTGATGTTACCGTAAATTGAACGGAACTAGCGCCTAATGAATCAGCATCATTATCGGAAACATAATATTGTGCTGCGTCGGTAATACCTGTTGGTAAACTTCCAGTAGTTTCGAATTTAATAACATCGCCGACTGATAACCCGTGTGGTGCACTCGTAACAACTATGCCCGCAGCAGGTGATGCAATAGTAAATGAACTAATAGCATATGATGTTCCAGGAACAACTGGTGCAGCGCCGGACGTTCCAACAAATTCTCCCGGCTTATATATTGTTAAGTCAATATAGTTATAGTTTTCTCTTAGTGTAGTTTTAGTAATACCTTCTGCAGCCGCACTATTAGTTCCGGTTCCTGGTGCCGTAACTGCAACAGCAGCACCGTTAAGAGATTCTGAAATTCTAAAACTTGTTGTAGTAAGTCCTGTTTCTAAAACAAAGTACTGTGAAATAGCCTCGCTAATACCTGTTGGCAATGTTCCGCCACTATTTGCAAAACTTAATCTATAATCAGCCAATTGTTTATGAGGAATAATTCCTTTAATTGATAATCCAGTGCCGTTTGTTAACGTATGAGTCGAACCGCCTGATGTAGTTGAAAATTCTAATGAGTCGTATGTAGGTACATCAATTACATAGTATGTGGTACTGTTGACAAATCCGTTCGCCGTACTCTGTGCAGTAAACGTATCGCCAGCAATTAATCCGTGATTTCTTGCTGTTGTAGCAATATTACTATCAATGGATATGACTTCTAATAGAAAAGTAATTACTGTTGGGTCAGCAGTTGTAAATGTACACTCAAGTCTGCCTCTACCATCAACAGTATCATCGTAAGACTCAAATTGTAGAACACGATAAACATCTGAAGATTCTTGTAATCTTAAACCCGTTGATGGTCTAGTAGCAACATCAGCAAGTTCTCCAGTTAACAATATCTGCGAATTAGAACGCAGTGTCATCTTTGTTTCATCTGGAATGACTGCGAATAGTCCTTCAAAGTTTCCTGTATCGTCTGATGTTAAGTTCAGTCTAGCAACACCGTCTGGTAAGTCAGTTGTACTAACTGAAGTAACTGGATATCTATAAATTAAAGCACCGTGGTCAACTTCAAGTTCTGAATTATTAAGTGGTGTATAATCGTAATTAGTAACATTGATAAACAATCCGTTTGTTGTGTTTGCAAATAATGCACTGGGTGCGTAACAATCAACTTGTTGTGCTAAATCATAATATATTGTAGTTGGAGTTGGTACTTCTAAAGGATCTGATCCTTCAGCAACCAATGCATACACACCATGTGCAGACGATCCACCAATACTTCTAATCTGCGCACCGTTCAATGACATGTATGAAGTATAAGTGTAATAGGTAAACATTGAAACGGCTTCAGTCAATCCACCGTTAGTTGCAAGTAGTCCGTACCCCATGTCAGCAACCTGTGTAAAGTCATTTGAAAGCATTGATCTGTTACCAGGCATTAGAACTTCGTAAAGTCTTTGATAACTGTGTGTTCCGCTACCTGCATCAGTTGTATCTACAAGTGTTGTTCCGCCAAATGTTGTTGTAAGTCTAAATGTATTACTAGTCAATCCGTTTTCAGCAATGTAATATTCCTTGCCAGCAACAAGTCCTGCTGGTAGTGTTCCTGTTGTTGAAAGTACTATTGATGAATTAGCCTGTAACCCGTGATTAACAAATGTAAATATTGCTGGAGTACCAAAACTAATCGATGTAAGAGTTTGCTCTCCAGGTGTTTCAGTAAACGGAGTAGTTTCGTCTAATGAGAATGTTGCAGTAGACCCTTGAGGATCAAAGACAAAATCTCTGACATAGTTTACTCTAAAAATATCATCATTAACAATGAACGATGCTGGAAGATTTGGAATTCTATCTAGCCCTGAAACTTCAATTCTTGTATTACCAGTTCCTGCTACAGTAGCAGTATGTTTAAATTGTAAGTTACCAGCAAAGCCGTCAACAAACATACCGCCTGCAAACGTTTGTGCATTAATGGATCTTGAGAACGATGCTGATTCTTGACAGTACGGTGACTTAGCAAGAATTTGTCCCTGCGGATCTAGCACCATAGTAAAACCACCATGCCCTTGAGTTGTTACAGCCCTAATAATCACTGCATCGTTACAAAGGAACACATCCATGTCCTCATTGTCTTTAGGATAGTTAACACTGCCTGAGTTATCAATTACATCTTCAAATGCATCAAACAAATCATCTAATACTGCTTCTGTTCCTGTTTCTTTAACGAAAGCAGTATCTTTTACTTGTGTTAATATTTCATTGTAAACAGTTGATATAGTATTATTATTAACAACAGCATTAACCAATGTTTGTAAATGTGCAAGGCCAGCAAGTGATTCAGATAACTGATCGGTTATTGCTTTTCTTCCGCTAACACTTTGAAAATATTTTAAACCTGCTGATATTGTTCTGTCATACCCACCATAGGTAATATCAAATATCATAGCATCTAGAATTAATCCATAGTCTCTTTTACATAATTTTTCGTCATACTCAAACGAACTAGTAAAAGGCGATAAATTATTTGCTATTTGATAGTTGATCCACGCTACCATTTCAGTTTGCAAGAACACTCTATTCAGTTTGATAAGAGCTGCTGATGCCTTATAGTTTCCAGGGTTATTAATTTTTGGATAAACAGGCTCAGTGCTATCTGATAGATAGTGATGACCGTATAATTGAGTAGCAGTTGTTAAGCCGTCAATGGTAGTGTCTCTTCTAAATTTTTGAAATGCCCAAGGAGAACTTGAAGTTCCTTTTCTTGGTTTTATGATTACACGTCTAAATTCATTACCAATAATAGCAACGTTTTGTGAAACTTTTAAAGGATAGTTTTCTTCGTAAACACCGCTTTCTATGAATACTGAAATTTGAACTTGGTTAGTAATATCACCATAGGCTATAACTTCATTTAGTTGGAATGTGCCATACTTGATATCCACATCAAATATCTCGTTACCGCTACTATCTAATGCTCCTTCATGTGCAAGAATCTGCGCAAGTGCTCCTGATGTCTCGCCACGTAAGTATAAACCTTCTCTAATATCTCTTGTTCTAAATGCTACTGGAGTATCAGTTAATACATCTCCTGTAAAATCTGTTCTTAGTCCGTCTGTTCTAAGTAAAAATCTAGGTAAATCAGCAACAACAGTTGGTGAACTAGTAAAGCCACTACCTGTGTCAGTAACTTCAACTTTGGTAATTTCTCCACTTACCACAGTTGCTACACCAAATGCACCTGTTCCGCCACCGCCGGTAATTCTTACTGATACTAAACTATAACCTGAACCACCAGTGCTGATGTCAACGTTGTTAACTTTATAAGTTACATTGAAAGTTGCTCCACTACCAAATGCACTATTAGTTGTTGTTGTAACCCCTACTGAACCAGGAATTGTAGTATAGTTACCTGATGATAATTGTCTAAATGTTACAACCGCACCAGGAGTTGATGCTGTTGTTAAAACTTCATATTCTGCAGCAGTTCCAGTACCGCCTGATAAGGTAATTACATCGCCTACGTTATAAGTTGTACCTGCATTATTAATTGTAATTGTGTCAACACTTAATTTAGCAACACCCGCAAAGCCTGATCCTGAAGTGGGTGCTGTTCCAACACCTGCAAGTGTAACTGAATCATTTCCATTATTGAATGTTAAAACTTTCTTGTAAGGACCAATATCGTCTTCTGATTCTCTTACAAGTTCTTCTGCACGTTTTAGTGCTGCCTCAATTGTTTTATATGCGTATGCAAGTGCTCTACCTTGCAATGCAGGACTAACACCTGGACGTTCATCTGCTCCTGATGTGGCAACATACAGGTTAACAGAAGAACCAAAGGATGAACCGTCAACATATTGTTTTGTTGCAGCAATTAATCCGTCATATCTTTCGTCGTCGTCTGGCTCAGGAGAACGAGAAAGAATCAACGGACCACTCATGGTTCCGAATGCACTTTGTAGTGTTCCTGTTTCAGGATCTATTGCATCAACGCCTGCACGTGAAAGTTTCGAGTCAGTATAACTTTTGTTTGATGCTTGGGTATCTTCAGTTGGGGTTGCAAGATCTTTGATCTTATAAGTATTACCGCCTGATTGAACTGAAAGGTCACCACCAAGTTGTGGTGATGTGTCACCTGAAATTTCTGAAAATTCTGTGTTAACAATAATCTGGTTGGAGTTACTGGTAGTGTCAATTGATACACCAATACCTCCTGTAATTTGTTTGAATTGTAATGCATCAGTTGTTGGGTTAACTGATACTACCGCGCCTTCTTGTCCTAGGAATGATGCTGGAGTATCGTCTAACCCTATAAATGTTAAACGTTCACCTAGCCCTAGTGAACTATATAATTCTCTAAAGTTATCGTTTACTTTACTAAACGAATTTCTAATACTATCGCCGGTTCCGTCATTACCAACTGCACCGACATCAATAACTTTTCTTGCCATTTTATCCCCTAGGAGTTACCTTTTCACACTAATATTTATCAATTCATTCTATAAGCCTAATGTAAAATAGTAAATACTATACTATGTTTTTAGATACAGAACAAAAGATTACTCAACACACACGTAAGAGTAAACACGGTAAAAAGCACGTTTATAAGCGTACTAAAACTGTAGTGAAACTCCAGTGTGACAATTGTGATACTGTATTTACCAGGGATTTAAAAAACATCAACAGAGTACGGTTGAGTAATGAATATTTTCATGTTTGTAGTAATTGTGATGCCAAGCGTTTTGCACAGCGCAAGGGAGTTGAGAACAAGCAAATATGGGATATGCCTGCTGGTTCTAATTTAAGTATTTCTAAATATTAAAAGCCTACGCTTTCGCCGCAACCACAACTTGATGTTGAGTTGGGATTTTTTATTTGAAGATAGGAACCAAACACTTCTTCTACATAGTCTATTTCAGTTCCTATTAGATACAGTAAACTCGAACTATCAATAGCAAATTCACCATTAGGAAGTTTTACAATTTCGTCATCCAATTCTTTGGAATCACTCATCTGCCAGTCATATGAAAATCCGGCACACCCTCCACCCTTCATTTGTAGTCGAACGACGGGCTTGCCGGTCTTTTCAATTAAGCCTTCCATGTGCTTTATTGCACTATCTGTAAGATTTACTACCTGTGGCATTCACTATTCACTCTTCCAAATAGTCCAAGCACCATATGCGATAGCCGCATATGCAAGTAAGCCTGCAATTGGTTTAGCAATTAATACTAAAACTCCTAGTAGGACAAGCATTGCTCCATCCCAAGATGTTCTTTCTGTAAAACGTTTTGCTACCCAGCCTTTAAATTTATCTATCATAGTGTTCTCCTTATTTTTTAGGTTTTACTACTTTCCATAATTGATCAACCAGTTTTGCTTTAGTTAATCTACGGTCTAATTCAACATCATAAGCACGACCTAGTTCTTCAAGTTTTACTTTTGACATTGCTGTTAGTTCTGATTTCTTTTCGATTATCTGCTTGTCTAATACTAATACATTTTCAACAGGCACGAAAATCTTTTTCAACCATGTAAACATGTTATTCTCCTTGTAGTCTATCGTTGATTATTGACCAATTAATTATTCGCCATATGTTATCTAGATACTTGTCCTTGGTAGTGTCAAGCAGATAAGAGTGTTCCCACATGTCAACTGCTAGTGCGATCCTCATTCCCTGTTTGAAACCTTGATTGGGTATGATACCAATCTTTCCCTTGACGTCCATATAACACCAACCGGAACCTTGCAGTTCCTTTGCCTTGGCTATAAATTGTTCTTTAAATTTTTGGTATGATCCAAACTTATCGTTAATAAGTTCTTCGGATGCTCCTGAAGGTCTGTTTGCAGAACTGGGTGCCTGTAGCGATTGCCAATATAAATTGTGCAATACCGCGCCACCATAGTTAAATGCATCATCGCCTTCCTTATTATTATAGCGATCAACATATCCTTTTGAAAGAACACCGTAATGTAAATCAACAGAATCCTTACTCATGACCGGTTCAAGTGCTGTTCTATCATATGGAAGTTTTTCCAGAACCAATGTTTCTCGGCTGGATTCTGCCTCTGTAATAATATCTTTTAGTTCTTTCAACATCAATGATATTTATTCTAAACTTCTTCGAATAGATTGTTTATGGGCTGATCTTCTGGTAAAGTGTATAGATCTGTTCTTTCTTTAGGAATCATAAATCGATCCATCATTTTCTTAACATAGCACCATTTAGGCCCTCTTACTACACCGTCGGCAGTTGTAATAACATAATCTCTATCATTAAAATAGTCAAATAGTTCTTGAATAGTTCTACCAAATGCTCGTGGCTGAATATCTACACATTCTACCTGTACAATTGGACGATTACTTGCAATAGTTTGAGATGCTCCTTCTAACACAAGAAGCTCGTAACCCTCAACATCAATTTTAATAATGTCTACATCTTCAAAGCCATAACTGTCTAGTGTGTGTTGATCTATTTCTACACGTTCATAACCTGTATTTCTTTTGATATCTTTTCCTGTTACAGTTTTAAATTCACCATTATCATTTGCAACTCGATTATGTCCGTCATTTTTCTTAATATGAATTTCTACTTTGTTTGCTCCACCATCAGGACCCAATGCAACATTATAGGTTTGAATATTACCAGTAATTTCTAACGATTCAAACGATCCATCTTTGTGTATAAACCACCCAACATCTTCTCGATATTCTTTTTGATTCATTTTAATATTATCTAGTGCTACATTATAAGTTTCAGGAACAGGCTCAAATCCATGAACTGTTTTTGCAAATGTAGCGTATTCCCAAGTGTTCATACCGATGTTCATACCGATATCTAAAACTGTTCTTGGGTTAGGACAAAGGTTTCGTAAATGTAACAAATTTTGTTTTTGATACGGACCTGCTTGTAAACGTTGAGTATAGAAACTATCAGAGTCCCATACCCACATTTTTCTTCCTATTTTGTTTTCTATTAAAATTTTATTTGTTTGTGCCTGTACTGTCATGTGCTATCTCCCATTGGTGCATATATTTATGGCCCCAGCCGTTTGTATCATGCAAAAGTGGCCTTAGATGTCCCAAGGATCAAACATTGCTTCTTCGGTATCGTTACAGTAAGGAGTTCTTCCATACTTAGTTGTATATCCACCTAGCAATTGATCTTCAAGATCGTCAATGCTGTTAGTAAACCAAAAGGCAATCTCAACATCATTGAGATTAGTTAATCCTTTTGCGTTACGCAACTGACGATATTTTTCAAATTCTTTTGTAGTTTCGACACTTTTATTCCACTTACTGGTGCCTGCAAGTTTTACACCGTGTTTCCATATTCTATCATGTATACACTTTCCTTTACCAATATAAAATCCTTCCGGAAAAATGCTATCACTTAAAATATAGATGCCTGACTGTTTTTCTTTGAGAGGACATATTCTGTCTTCTATAGACTCAGTTAACACAGTTTTAGCAAATGTAGAAATTCCGCCATATTTTTTACTACGTAAACGCCATCCTACATCACTATGTGTGCGTTGTTTTGAGTTTAGGTCCTGTCCATAGTATTCGTAAACATCGCCTACGAACTTATATTTTTTAGTTTTAATTATTTTCGCCATATCATTTGCCTTTCTATCTGCCTGATTGTTATACATATTATACTTTCAAAGGGTGCGGATGTCAATCACTTTTGGATAGATTCATAAAGACCAATACTGGCTAGGTTCTTAGCCTTACTTTCTACCATTATATCTGCGGAGTCACGGAAAGACAAAGCCCAATCGTTGACAGCACTATTCCACATAAAGTCGCTATGAGCACGTAGTTTTTGTTTCTTAAAGCCTTGTTCAAGTAGTTCGTCCATGTTAGGTAATACGTTAGGATCATGTCCTACAAGTAGATCTTCACGTGAAACAGAATAATGTATCACGGGGCGGACACCACGCCAACTATCTACTATGCGTAGAAATCTATCGTCGGTTGGTTGAATGTATTCACCACTAGCGACCCAGTGATGGTGTATGTCAAGAACGAGGGCGAGGTCGTTTGCAAGTTCGAGGCTTGCGTCAATACCCCACGACATTTCGTCATTCTCGATCGTAATAATGTTTCGCGCCTCTTGAGATAATCTTGGGAGGACTGCTTGTATACCGGCTGGACCTTGCCTGCCTGATATGTGGACATTACATTTTGCATCTTGGAAGGACTTGCCGTATCCCATCCAGCGGAAGACATCGGTGTGATATTCAAATTCTTCTATGCTCCTCTCAACAATCCCTGGATTATCACTAGCAAGAACAGTGAATTGCCCAGGATGCATACTAACCCTAACATCAAGGTTCCTTGCAAGAGCTCCGACGATGGCAAAGTTTTTCTCGCAATAATCGACCACGTCAGGCTTGCGCCAAAAATAACTCCACTCGTGCTGAGTATAAACAGGAAGGACATCACTGCCCAACCTAACCATTCTAAGATCATTATGTAATTCTCCAACGTAATTGATAAGGTTCATATACGATTGTATATTGTGAACCATAATATCCCAAAGTCGTTGCTCAGCAACTTCCTTTGTCTGATTATTTAACCATCTAACTGTGGTCGAACGTGTATTAAGTGGACGCTGAATTTCTTCTAGTAATTTTTTCTTCTGTGTTTGATCCGGATGCATGTATTTGCAAGCAAACCCTATGCGATGTATTTCTTGTTGGCTTGTAACAAAGTCGGCTGCTGTCATAAATTTTAGATCATCCATTCAAATTCTTCTTTTAATATCTTCCAAGTTTCTTTGTAGTCTCTTACATTATAGCAGTGTCCGAGGTCGTTGTCAATGATTACTTTTTTCAATGGATAATCATTTCCTTCTGGATGCATTGCATCGCCAAAGAAATGCAGTATATCATTTTTTGGATCAAAATCTCTTAGTATCTGCGACTTATCGCTACCTCTTGGGAAAATATCTATGCCCGTTTCACCGCCTACCTTAGCCTGTATATCCGGAAACATAGTTTCAAATGCTTTTGCAATTGTATTTCTTTCTTGTGTTTTTAAATCGTGTTTCACATACAACTTTCGCTCTCCTAGTGTTGCATTGCGACCCACCACGCTAAAGTTACACATGCCAGGACGATGTTCAAAATGCAAGCCTGTCCGTAGAACGAACTCACTTTCTGTCATGCATTGTGTTAAGAACTGTGTAGGTAATTTAGGTAAGTGCCATTCACTGGTATGGATATTCTTGCCCTGTTCCCAAACATCACTGCCTGAACAATTATAAACTTTTTCTGCAGAGTTATAAATCCTTGTTCCGACTTGTTCTAGTGTCTTTGCTCTGTCACTTCCTGTAACAAGATAGGTATAATTTTCAGTTTGGAAATGTAAAAACCATTCTTTAAACTTAGGATCTATTGGCTGCCTACTAGGTGTTAGTGTGCCATCAACATCAAATATAATCTTATTAACTACGGTCATTTCCAGTTCTCCACAACAAATTTATCCTTAACTATAGCAGGATTAGGGTCACCATGGAATACAGCAACGCACAATTCATCTGGTATTACTATATCATCTTTTTGATTTGCAAATTGTCTAACTCCGTTGATGACTTGTAACTCCCCTCGAGATCGAATCTCCCATTTATAGCTCTGTATCCAAGATTCTGGCCAAAACTTAATTCTATCTTTTGCACTTTTCCAAGTCCAATCCTGATCACCGTGCATACGTTGTGCTACTTCTGGAGCACTCTTAAAATTTGTATAGATATAATCTTGTGAACCGTGTACCCAGCTCATCACAGAACTATTTAGATATCTCCATCCCGAGTGAAACTTTCTATTAAAGTCTCTAATACCCATAAAATCACTATTATAAATTCTAGTTAACTTATCAATATTATTACATATAACAACATCTAAATCCATGTAGAGTATTCTTCCATTAATTGGCAGTTTTTTATCAAACATATGTACTTTGTGCCACCAACCTTTTGCATACCCAGCATTAGGTTGCACAATTAACTTTACACCGTCAATTGGAGTTGGATCATCTGTTAAACATATTAATTGATAAGGAACAGTTATATTCCTGTCAATCATATTTCTCAATCTTTTAACGTATTCTGGTCCGTATTTGTTTCCAAATCTCACACACAAAATGTTAGTTTTATAATCTAAGATTTTACTATCAGGGTTTTTCTTTAAAAACACATGTTGTTCTTTTTCTAATCTTCTCTGTGCTTTACGAGCTTTTCTTTCTGCTTTAGTTTCTTCCATACCATGTACTATCCTGTGTAAGAATACTTAACAATATCTGCGACAACTGTTTTAAAGTCTTTTAAGTGTAATGCATTAGGTCCATCACTGGGTGCATTATCAGGATCTTCGTGAACTTCTAGAAAGAAGTTTGTTATACCCATTGCAGATGCAGCACGAGCCAAGCCAGGCACATACTCACGATTACCGCCACTGCTAGTGCCCATACCTCCGGGTTTTTGAACCGAGTGGGTAATATCATAAACAATGGGA